ATTTCGTTCAGAAGATGTTGGAGTTTGTACCTAGGACAGCCGGTGGTGGTTTTGTGGGCGAGTTGTCTGCTGACAGCGACGATGTCCGTAGAGCAGTTCGTGATAAAGACCTCGGAATGGAAATCTTGCCCAACGGCAATGAACTGGTGAGGACAGCGCAACACTACGTGAAGATCGTGCATGAGGACGGGACACTGGAAAGCGCGATTGTTGACATGAAAAAGACCCAATTAAAAGTGTCGCGCAAGTGGATCACCCTGATTGCCATGCAGAAACATAAGGGCTCAACGCTACCGTCGTTTGCCAACACCTACACCTTGAAGTCAATCGAGGACGGGAATGACAAAGGAAGTTGGTATTCCTGGTCTGTGAGCATTGGCGCACGGGTCGGTAGTTTGGAAGCCTACAACGATGCAAAAGAACTTCACGGCAGCATCCGGCGAGGGGAGTTGCAACTCGCTCCTCCCCCCTCGGACTTGGTGTCGGAAGACCAGTCTTCTTCTGACGAAGTGCCGTTCTAGGAAGGGACTGCGGCCCCCTCGTCTGCACGCGAGGGGGCCATTTCCCCCATGGAAAATTTTGCAGAGATATTTCTTCAATTATTTGAAGGCTACGGCAAGGCCCACGGACAGACAGCCGTTCTGGATCGTGCGAAGCACGGCAAGACACAGGCCAAATACCAAATTGTCCATGAGCCGTTGACCGTTGAACTTGTCCAAGACCACTTGGACGGGAAACTTGGTGTTGGATCAATTCCAATTGATGAAAGAAGCCGGTGCAGTTTCGGTGCATTGGACATTGACGACTACAACCTAGACCTCCCTGCGCTTTTAGCGAAGGTCAAGAGATTCAAACTTCCGCTAGTCATGTGCCGCTCAAAGTCCGGGGGCGCTCACCTATTCCTCTTTCTATCGGAGAAGGTATCTGCCGCTGAAGTGCGCGACAGGTTAGCGGAGTTCTCTTCTGTTCTAGGCTGGGGGAATTGCGAGATCTTTCCCAAACAGGAAGAGGTTCGCGCAGATCGAGGAGATGTGGGAAACTTCATTAATCTGCCCTATCAGAACGCAAAGCACACAACCCGTTACGCCTTGAAGGATGACGGCGACAGTCTGACCTTGGAAGAGTTCTTGGTACTGGCACAAAGAGCCAGGATATCGGCCAAAGACCTCGCTTCCATATCACTAGGTTCGGACAAAGGAATCCTTCCAGATGGCCCACCCTGTTGTCAGCAACTGACGGAATTCGGAATCCCAGAAGGTGGCCGCAACATGACCCTTCTCAATGTGGGCATCTACTACAGGAAGTGTGCGCCGAATGATTGGAAAGGTCTGCTTGAAAAACACAATCAGGACTACTGCACTCCGCCGCTGCCAGCGAGAGAGATCGTTGTAATCCAGGAACAGCTTGAGAAAAAAGAATACGCCTACACTTGCAAACAGGAACCTCTGCACGGCCATTGCAATAAGGCTCTGTGTCGCAGTCGCAAATTCGGAATTGGTTTTCATAACTCCCACCCAGTAGTGGGGGGCCTGACCGTAGTGGAGTCAGAGCCGCCGGTTTGGTTCGTCAATGTGGACGGGGCAAGGCTCGAACTATCCACCAAACAGTTGCAGATGCAGGTTGAGTTTCAACGTGCCTGCATGGAACAGATGTACAAGATGCCGGCCAAGATGAAGGAAGGGGATTGGCGAGACCTCATAGACACGCTTCTGGAGAATGCAACTCGCATTTCCGTCCCAGAGGAGTTGACCCAAAAGGGATTGTTCGTGGAACTGGTGGAGTCATTTTGTACGTCACGTATCGCGGCGCATAGTCCAGAGGAACTCTTGACGGGCAAGCCGTGGACAGAAGAGGGTCTTACGTATTTCAAATTGAGCGCGTTGCAAGAGTTCTTGAAGCGTAACAATTTCACCCTCTACACGAGGGGGCAGATCACTGAGCGTCTGAAAGAGATCAATGGCGGCGTAGAGGCAGATAAGACTTATCGGTTTAAGGACAACAGGGACCGATGGAAATCTGTTCGCGTGTGGTACGTGCCAGAGATGAACCGTGGAGAAGTGGATCTTCCAGAGGTCACCTTCGAGCCAGAAGAGGCACCGTTTTGACCGATCAACATGAATCCATTCTTGGCCCTCCGGGAACCGGAAAGACCCAGACGAATTCCAACCGTGTTCGCAACTGCGTAGAGGATGGCATAGCTCCTGACAGGATCGCCTGTGTTTCGTTTACACGAAAAGCTGCAAGGGAAAGTCGTGAACGAGTGATGAGAGATTGGGGTATCGAGGAGAAGGATTTGCCTTTTTTCCAGACACTTCATTCCATGGCTTATCGGGCCGGAGGCTACAGTCCAGATGATGTTATTGGACCAAAGGATTTAAAGATCGTAGGGGATGCTGCGGGAATTATCTTCGGATCCAAGAATTCGGCTATCGAAACGGATTTCGATACCTTGGGAATTTCCAAGGGTGACAGCTACATGAACCTTTACCATTTGTCTCGGAGCAAGAAGATTCCTTTGGAAGAGATGTATAGGTCGCAGGGGGACTACAAGATTGATTTCGCGGAACTGCGACGATTGGTGAAGGCTTACGAAAATTATAAGCAAGTCTACAGGAAGATTGATTTCACGGACATGATCGAGAATTTTATCTTGTCGGATGTCTGTCCTGACATCGAAGCCCTGTTTGTGGATGAGGCCCAAGACCTCTCAACCCTTCAATGGTCCATGGTCGATGTACTGCGGAAGAATCCTCGCATACAGGTTTTCACTGGCGATGACGATCAGGCCATCATGAACTTTCAAGGCGCTGATGTTCGGGCCTTCTTGAACGCAACGGAAAAGAAAACCGTACTGAATCAGTCTTATCGTGTCCCTGGAGCCGTGTGGGAACAGGCGCAGTCCATTGTCAATCGGATTGACAATCGGGCGCCCAAAAACTGGTATCCCAAGAAAGATGAGGGGAGTGTACGGTATCATCAGAACCTCTGGGATGTTCCGCTTCAGGAAGGGGAGTGGTGTCTGATGGCTCGAACCAACAGGATTGCATCCTACTACGCCTCGGAGTTGCGTAATGAGGGGTGGGTCTACAGTCGGAACGGTCACCCCAGCATCCATCTTAAAACATATGAAGCAATTATGGATTGGGAATCCTGGTGTAAGGGAGAACCTCTAGCCCCCACAAAGATCAGAAACATTTACACTTTCATGAAGGTTGGGGAGGGTTTCATAAAGGGCTTTGGTCCAAGGTCAAAGAACCTTCTGACCATGGACGAGGAAGAGTCCTACACAATGCAGTACGCCAAAGATCATTTAGGGTTGTGGGCTCATGGATCTATGAGATGGCACAGGGCGTTGGGGAAGATTGACCTCGAAACAAAAAACTATATTCTTAACGCCCTGAAGAGGGGGGACAACGTAAGGAATCCCCGTATTAAGATTAGTACTATACATTCCATGAAGGGGGGAGAGGCGGACAACATCATTGTTATTCCAGACCTATCCTACGCCGCCCATCGGGAATACAACATAAACCCTTCTACGGAGCACAGGGTGTTTTATGTGGCTGTTACCAGAGCAAAGGAAGCTCTCCACATCATTTATCCGCAAACTGACAGATATTACAGCCTATGAAACCGGATGAAATCTTAACAGAGGCCGCTGCCCTTGTTTCGGGTCAAAGGGCGCAACAGCATGGGGATTACGTGAAGCAACATAAAAGAGTAGCGGAACTTTGGAGTACATACTTGGGGGCGCAAGTGACCGCGGCGGATGTTGCGTTCTGCATGGTTCTCCTGAAGGTTGCACGGGATGAGATTGGTAAATCGAATCCAGATGATGGAGTAGACGCTTCAGCGTACACTGCACTGTGGGCAGCGTTGTCGCAGCAAAATGCGTGAGGATTTGTTCGACGAGAGGGTCTGGGCGCCACCAGATCATTTGCCGGATCTATCAAGTGAAAAAATTATCGCAGTAGATGTAGAGACTAGGGATCCTCACTTACGAGACTTGGGGCCAGGTTGGACACGAAAAGACGGAAATCTCATCGGGGTAGCTGTTGCTGCACCTGATTGGAGCGCATATCTTCCTGTCGCCCATGAAGGCGGGGGCAACATGGCAAAAAATGTTGTCCTGACCTGGCTCCAAGACCAACTCGATCATGGGATGTCTGTGGTGTTCCATAACGCCCAATACGATTTGGGATGGCTGTTATCAGAGGGAATCGAGGTAAAGGGGACCATTCTTGACACCATGGTCGCGGCACCTCTCCTGGATGAAAACCGATTCAGTTATTCGCTCAACGCCTTGGCTTCGACGTATCTGGGCGAAAAGAAAAAAGAAGAAGATCTGAAACGGGCCGCAGCACAGCATGGCGTAAATGCCAAGGCAGAGATGTGGAAACTCCCCGCCGAGAGAGTGGCTTTTTATGCGGAGGGGGATGCAACCCTGACATTAAAGCTCTGGAAGGTTCTTCACGAGAAGCTGATGAAGGACGATTGCGAGAAGATACTGGAAATGGAACTGTCGTTGCTTCCTCTTGTATTCGAGATGCGGAAAAGGGGCGTTAAAGTAGACTTGGACAAGGCGGAGAAAACCAAGTTGTATCTCCGGTCACGGGAGAAGGAGATTCTGAAGGATCTTCATGACGATACTGGAGTCCATATAGAACCCTGGAACGCTAAAAGTCTGGCAAAGGCCTTCGATAACATTGGACTTTCTTACCAGAAAACGAAGAAGTCAGGCGCTCCCAGTTTCACAAAGCATTTCCTAAAGACCCATGAACACCCGGTGGCCAGAAAGATTCTGGAAGTCAGGGAGTACAACAAGGCCAACACCACCTTCGTGGACACGATCCTTAATCATCAGTACAAAGGTCGCATCCATTGCCAGTTTAACCAGTTGCGCTCCGATGAAGGCGGCACGGTGTCGGGACGCTTCTCATCAAGTCATCCTAACTTACAGCAAGTCCCTTCGAGGCATCCAGAGATCAAGGGTCTGATCCGGGGTCTCTTTCTGCCGGAAGAGGGATGTCGATGGGGGAGCTTTGATTACAGTTCACAAGAACCCAGATGGTTGATGCACTACGCCTCTATAGCCCCGTCAACGAGGGAAAACGAAAGGGTGCAAGAGATCGTGGGGCAGTATCAAGAGTCTGATGTGGACTTCCACCAGATCATGGCCGACATATCCGGGGTCGATAGGTATCAAGCCAAGGTTATTAATTTGGGAACCATGTACGGGATGGGTATCGGCAAGCTGGCACAGACCTTGGGGGACATTCCGTTTGAGGAAGCAAAAGAAATAAGGCGGGAATATGACGAGAAGGTTCCCTTCATTCGGGCGCTAGCTTCTTCAGTCATGGATGTAGCGTCCAAGAGATGTGAAGTAAGAACTCTTCTAGGACGTAAATGCCGCTTCCCAATGAGAGAACCCAGAGGATTTTCCAAGAAGGCCAAGACTATCATTCATGCGGAGAAGCTCGAAGAACGGTGGCAAGAGATATTAAGCGTCCCCGTGGAAGAGAGAGACCAAGATTGGCCACGCAGTAATCCGGCCAATTACCAAGTCGCGTTTGTGTACAAGGCCCTTAACCGTTTAATCCAAGCGTCCGCAGCGGATCAGACCAAGAAGGCAATGCAAGACTGCATCGACCATGGTCATTGGCCCATGCTCACTGTTCATGACGAACTGTGCTTCTCGATAGAGAGTGATGATCAGGTGACCGAGGTCAAGGATCTGATGGAGAACTGCGTCCCTGATATGAAGATACCGTCCAAGATAGACGTAGGGCTGGGAGACAATTGGGGATCGGCCAAGTAGCAATGTTCCTAGAATCGAATTGTTCGCCAGGGAACACCGAGAGGGCTGGGACACCTGGGGCAACGAGGCCGGTAAATTTGATTGACTTATTTCATTCGCAGTACAAAACATCACACTCCATATATTGCGGTGATGTGTATCAAACATTGAGTTCTTTTGATGACAACTCTTTTGATCTTATTATTGCAGACCCTCCATACAACATCATCGCAACTAAGGAGACTCAGCTACCCAAAAATCATGGCTTAGACTCAATGGGTGGGGCGTGGAAGATATTCGATGAGCATTGGGATAAACACGATTTCTCAACTTATATTAAATTCACATTGGATTATTTGGGTGAAGTCAAAAGGGTCGTTAAACCATCGGGTTCAATATGGATTTTTGGGACTTATCATAACATTGGAACTGTAAACATTTGTATGAGATTGCTGGAGATTGAGATCATTAATGAAGTGATCTGGTATAAAAGTAATGCTTTCCCCAATCTTGCAAATCGTAGACTAACTGCGTCACACGAAAACATCTTATGGGCGCACAAAGGAAATGCAAAAAAACGTAAGTACTTTTTTGATGCGGATTACGCAAAAAGTGTTGGACCTAAAGAAGATCCCCTGAAAATTCAAAATAAACAAATGAGAACAGTCTGGTCCGTACCAAACAACAAAAGAAAGCATGAACTCACACTTGGAAGTTATCCGGCACAGAAACCATTGAAAGTCTTAAAACGGATAATCCAACTGTCATCAAAACCAAACGATAAGATATTATCGATTTTTTCTGGTGCTGGGTCTGACGCTTGTGCGGCAATTGAAACGAACAGAAATTCTGTATCTATCGAAAACAATCCTGACGCTATGAGTCACTCAAAACAGAGAATTCTGGATGTCTATGGTGTAGAAGTTGATGTCCGTGCAGCGTGAACTACAGTGTTTTAATTAGAAGTTGAATCTCCCGCGTACTCCAGAAGCGTCCTTCCCAAACATTCCCCGGAGACTTCCCGCCATGAAGTCAGGGAGAACACGCCCAGGCAAATAGGCACCAATGCCTTCCTTTGAACTGCCTACTAAGCCGCCTTGGTCAAACCTTGGAATACCTTGGCTAAGTTGAGGGTCACTCTCGTAGTACCGGCCAGTCAGAGGATTTATTGTAGTCCTCCACCAGGCCAAATCATTTTGCTGGTCGTCTTCAGGCCAGCTTGGTGCGCGGAAATCAATTATCTTCTTTCTTGGGCTATCCACATCACGCCAGTAATCTTCGTATGTCTCTCTTCCTCCTGGGTAATATCTTCTATCCTCTAGTCTTTGCGCCATACCTTTTCCGATACCCCTTATACCAAGACCGATAAGAGGGTTGCCTGTTGCAAATGATGCCGCTGTTCCTAGCAAGGTAGGAATACTGGCATACTCCCGTACCTTATCCCAAGCACCGCGCCCCAAGGATGCGATGCCCTCACCAAACCTTGCGCCCAGTCCCTGCACTGGTTCAGGTGCAACAAACCGATGGAAATCTGTTCGCGCATGGGTCAAGGGGTCATACCTTGGCTCTCGTTCTTGTTCGTCATCGTCTTGCGATCCAGGACCTTGATTACCTCCCCCAGAACCAAAATCTGGGTCGTCCATATGCTCGCGATAATAATCTTCATCTTCCATGTCTACTAAGCCTCCTGCGGACAAGGGAACCCTCGCTCCCGGAATGCTGCCGCGAGAGGACTCTATTAAAATGTCACTGATATATTTGGAAAGCTCCGTGGCCAGTGCAGCGGTTTCCGCGCCAGGAGGTCCCGGAATCAGGATGAAATCACCAAGATCCAATGCTTCCTGCAAAGGATCTTCCGGCGTGTGGAGCCCCTGTTCCCCCCTCCGTATCGTTGGGTACAGAATCTCTCCTCCAAGATCTTCCACATAATTGCTGGCCGTTCGCGCCGTCTCATTACGTTCTGTGGCTGGAGTTGAAGGATCCATGGCACGAAGGAGCCACGCAGGCTTGGGGTCTGGAATAAGAGATGCCAATGCAGTTTCGTCAGCCATAATAATCCCCCAGGTGGGTAGACGGTTCGTTGTCTACCTCCCCCTGACAGCAGTCACCGTCAGCTATGCACTTGCAGTCAGCGCATTGGTAATGTCCATGGACGAAGATCTTTGGTTTGTCGCACCCGCACTTAGGACAACGGAGACCATTTCCGTCCGTCGAAGCGTTTCGACTCTTTTCTGTTTTCTTGGCCGACATAGCTACAATGCACCCATCCTGAGTCGGGGATTTTCTCCTTGTAAAACTCCAGAAGCAACTGGTCGTAATCCAGGTGCTCCTTGATCCATAGAGCGACCTCCATGTTGGGGACTCCGGGGATCTCGAAGTCAACAGCCTTTCCTGTTATATGCTGCGACTTGCTTGACGATCCTATGGCCTTGTTCAGTTCAAACGACCTGAATCCGCTCGATGGCGTGAACGGGATCCCGTAGTGTTCCCTGACGGGTTCCAGTATGTTCTCGCACACCAGCTTGAGATTCTCTATTTCACGGTCGTTTGGATGGTTCTTTATACCCTTTCGTTCTGCTGTCTGAGATCTGGTCAACTCCTTCAACGAGAAGTGAGTTGAGAGTCGGGTCATCTACCCAATCCCAGTAGTTGTTGTCGGACTCTTTCTCTTTCCACATCGCTGGCGCTCATTGGGATTTGGTCAGGGACGGCGGTTCTTACTGTTTCCACCATCTCTCTTGCCACGGGGGCAACTTGATTTAATGTAGAACGTATGCCCTCTCTCACAGAACGAACATCCTGCGAAATCTCTTCTCTTCTTTCTGGCCCAATGCCTTGTTCTTGAAGAGACATGGCAACCATACGGGCTTCCTGTGCGACACGCTCTCTAAACTCTAGTCCTAACGGGCTTACACCTTGCAAGTCAGCCCCTGCACGGCGACCTTTCTGCAACAACCGCCGTCCGCCCCTCAATCCTGTAAGCCCAGCAGAATAACGCGGCTTCAGAAGACTGTTCAGGAACCATTGCTGGCGCATAATTCGGCCCATGGTGAAGATGCCAACGGCCTCGCCAACGAAAGAAAGTGGAGCCGTCCACAGTCGCATCAGAGCCCCCGCAGCAAAAGCGGCAGACGCAAGACCCTGCTTGCCCCTCAAACTCTGATCTGAAATGCGCTCGCCTATCTTAGAGGCTTCTATCAAATCTTGGACAACACGCTTTCCTGCCACACTATCTCCGTCCCCCAGAACTTTGGCCAAGGCACCGTTTTTGTTCAGATTTGTAATCGCTTTTCTCATGGGAGCTCCCCATGCCCCAGAAGATACAACATCAGGCAAAATACCTTCCGGGAAAGCGGCCTCCATAATTCGTCCCATGACCATGTCTTTTACGCCGGCTGGCTTCTCTAAGGTTGCGCCAAATTCACGAACCAGCCTGTCGTAGTTTCTGGGGTTCTTTAGAATATCTAAAACAAGGCTGTCTGCGTCATCTATCTTGCCTTTGGCGAAAGCTTGAAATAAATCGTCACTGCTCTGGCGTTCCGCTTCGCGCATGACTGCTTGAACATTTGCAATCTCATCCGGGATGGAACGACCTCCCGTGAGGCCCATGGCACGAGCCCTGATTGCTCCCGCTGTCGCTCCCAAAGCTTCTCCAGTTGCGTGTGCAAATTTCTTATTTGACATACCTACCTTGTGATAGTCCTTCATCAATTCTCGCAAGGCGGTAGCATTTTTCCTTCCAAACAGGGCATTTTGCAAACCATCCCCTAACTGGGTAAATCGGGAAGCAAAAACAGAAGGAGAAAACTCACCTGCCACCGTGGATGTAACATAGGATTGATCCAGCCACTCTCTTGCCAAGGAGTCCCTTACGCGATTCCTGAACTGAAGAGGATTGGCCCTGGCTTGTGCCATTTGGCCCAAGGTACGGAGGGTATCTGAAAACTCGGAAGCCATCATTCTTCCGTAAGGATCCATCTCACCCTCGGGGTGTAGGGCTGTCGGCTTTGTTTTTCCTAGCTTCTCAGCAAAAGCTGGAAGGCGCTTCACAATGTCGTCTGAGACGCCAGCATCATCCAGTATCTGGTTGGCCTTCGTAAATTCGCCCTTGTTAGCTGCCCTAGCCGCATCATCAAACACGCTTTGGCGGACGGCCTGTATTCCTTCCGCCGCCTTGCCACTGGGGGTCACGCTTTTCAGGTAACGTAAAAGGGCATCAGGTTGCCCTTCTCGAACAACCGCCTGTAGAACTTCTCTATTTGAAATATTAACGCCAGAACGTATGTTACGCACAAGTAAGTCTTCTGAAAAGCTACGGAATCTTTGTACCCCTTTGGCGTTAAAGTGCTGTGCTTTTTGCCACGCCGTAACACCATCTTCAAACAGTTTAGCGGTTGCTTCGTCCCAAGCAGCACCTTCGACTTCCGCCCCCTTTGAACGAAGATACACCAAGCTCTGCAACCGATTATCGATGGTGTCATCTATGCTCTTAACAAGTGTTCCTACTGCGGCATCATTCAGTCCAGGCACGAGGGCCGGATCTTTACCAACAGAGCGCAATGCGGATTTAAGATCTGCTAATTCGGTCAGGGTAAAGGAATCATCGCCTATTTTAAAATCCTTGGGTCGATACATATCTGGGTTTTTAATGTAAGCAAAAAGACCCTTATCAAAGGCATCCCCCACAACCGCAACCCGCGCTTTATCTGCTTCTAACGCTTCGACAGCCTTTTGAAGTGGTTTAGCACTAAAGGTTGCGGCGTCCTTTCCTTCGGAATCAATAACGCCCTTCAATAAGTTCTCCGACTTTTTGTACAGAATGGATCTATCCTGTTCAAACATACGAGCCGCCATATTAGCGGTATCTCTCCAACCCGTTAAAAGAGGCTTCTTCGGATTATACATATCCAAGAGAACCTTGAACTCGTTGTCGATCACCTTCTGCAAATGCTGATTGGCCAACCTAACAGCGTCATCCACACTCGCATTCTTCATGGCGTCGGCTACTTGGGTGCTAATGGCTTCGGCTTGCCTTGATAAAAGGGCTCTCGCCGCGGTGTCATCTATCTCTCCAGCCTCCAAGCGGCCTAGCGTTTTTTTGACAAAGTCAAAGTTCTTTGCTGCTGCTTTTAGGTTAGGAAAAATGCCCTCGTAAATGGATTGCGCTCGACCAAGGAGGGCCTTGCCGCTGACCGCTGCTATAGTTGGTGCTGCGCCTTCGGATACCGCAGTTCGTAGTTTTGTTTTCGCATCTTCCCTTGCAATCCTAGTGGCGGCAGCCCGTGTCAACGCTGCACCTGTCTTATCCATAAGTTTTTCTATTAAAGCGGGATCGGGTCTCGGGCCACCACCTTTAATTAATCTTCTACCCGCCGCCCACACGAATCGACCAAGACCTTCTCCCACGCCATAGAGAGCCGCCGTTAGTGCGACATCCCCCCAGACCTCATCATCTGATTGGGTATTCATTTTTTCAAGTTGGTTTTCGATGTATAGTTCATCGAAAGCTTTACCCGCGCCACCGGCCCCGGCCATAATAATCATGCCAGGGATCAAACCAACCCCTGAAAATATCAAACCTGCGCCAAGGGCAGCGGTCAGTGGGGCAGCTTCCGCGCCGGCAGCACTAGCAAGATCATACCGAGAGAATCCCGGTTCATTGACCCAGATGGTTCCCGTCTCTGGTAGATCATTGTCTTTTTTGATTTCAGGGGAGATGTTATCGAGGAGAAGAACAAACTTGTCCGTTCCTTCGATCTGCTGGTAGCTACCAGGGCCAAACTTATGCTCTAGGCGCTTGGCCTTATCGTTTATGTTATCTGCTCTTCCGTACCAGAATTGAAAGCCTGCGTCTTCTACTTCGCCGGGGTTGGAGGGCTGAAACTCGGGAACTGACGCACGATCTTTCGCTTCTTTCCCATATCTGGCTTGGCCATAAGCAATGGCCTGTTCAGCGGTTAAACTTTTTATATAATCTTCTTCTGTAATCTGCGGTTCTTCAAAAAGCTCTGGTTTATTTTCTTGCAATAGAATCAAAGACTCTTCGATTTGTTCTTTTGAAGCGTCTTCAAAATCAATTGAAGTTCCTCCTGGAAGGTTTATTACGGTCATTGGGCTAGGTCCCACTTAAACCCGGTAATCTCTCCATCCTCTCCGACAATTATAATATCTTTCCAGTTAATTGAATCTGGAATTACTCTAGCAGCCCTTGGGGCGGCTGGATCGTGTAACTTGGGCATCGCTTCTCTCAAAATAGCACCGTAGCTATAACCTTTTTCAGCGTCTTCTAGATTCCTGTAATGTCTGTCCCAAGTTTTTTCGTCTAAAGACATACTTCTGATACGGCTTTCGCTGTCTCTATCCAAAGCTTGCGAAAACTCAACTATTTGACGTTCTAGCTTGTCTCTATCCGCAAAAGCGCCACTCCAAGCGCCCTTAGATAAGGCGCCACCTATGTCTAACGCCAACTCTCTTTCTTGGTCGGTAATCTTGCCACCTTCGTTGATCAACCCTTCAATCTGAGTTGTAACCGCTCGTTTAGTAAAATCATCAAAATCATTTTGAGATGTCAAGCTTCCGAAATAAGACTCCGCTAATTGTTTCTTATTGAGAGCGTTTGCTAAAATCAATAACGCCCTCTTAGCAGTAGCCTTCACACCTAGAGGACCTTCCCCCCCAGGTTTCTGTAGTTCTACCAAAGCTCTGGAAAGTAAGCTTCGTGTCGCTATGTTGGTTCTGAGGCGCATAGAGTCTGCGATATACCGTTTAACTGGTACATTCCTTGGCGTTACAATTTGTTTTTCTGCAAGGCTCAAATAAGATCTTGTCGTTGCATTAGCGCTTTTGATTTCATCAACAAGAGAAGTCTCGCTTTGAACTTTGTCTAAGGGGAAAGAACCATCTCGAATTTCTCCCACTGGTACAACAACTCTAGACCCAGGCCCAAGAAGTTTTCCCTTATAATAAAATGGCTCTACTCCTTTCCTGACCACCAACATTTTTTCATAAAGTTTCCGGTTTTCTTTAGCCAGAGCTTCTGCCTGTATCTTGTCGGATTTAACACTTGCCAGAGCGTATTTAGCCGCCGACAAATCGACCTGACGATCCCAAGCACGTTTCTCTTTTGCGTCCTTGGCAAACTCAGTACCCAAACCTTTAAGCCCAGCAGATATGTTGGTCATGGCGTGGGGGCTTTGCCCTGCCATTATCCGCATCCCGGCCTCAAAAATAGCCCAGCCTTGTTCCTCCCTGGATGCTCCCTCGTAATCCGGCATAGATTTCTTGAATTCATCTACATAAAATTTTACGTCTTTTTCAGCTTGCTCGGGAGTCATATCAGGTTTGTCAAATGTTTCCGCGACAGCGGCTGGGTCATACATATTCTGGCGATACCAATCTTCATCTTCGCCGCGGGGAAGATCGGCGGCGGCGGGTACAGCGGCGGCGCGTACAGCGGCGGCGGGTACAGCGTCAGGGGTTACAGCGGGGGCGTCGTCAGGGGTTACAGCGGCGGCAGTTGGCACTTTAGGGGTTAGCGGCTGAGAATTAACAATATCTCTAACAGCCTGCTTGAACTCGTCGCTATGGTCCGGGTTTTTGGAGTGTCTCTCCCAGTAATCATCGGGTATCTTTCCCTTGTTTTCCCGCATGGCTTCCTGCATACGCGCCGCTTCTGTAAACACCGCTCGATCTTCCAACAGTTCCTGAGTCGCGAGGTCTCTCGTCGGATCTTCCAGCAGTTCCGCAGGTGTAACACCTGATTCAGTTGGCATACGAGATATAAATGGCGGCATATCAGGGCTTACAGGCTCTGGGGCTCGATGCTCCCTTAGTAGCTCTGCGCGTTCTTGTTCGGCTGTGCCTATCCCTATATTAGGATCTCCTTCATGCTTGTCGCTAAGACGCATGGCGACGGCTTCTGCGAGTCCGTCTTGGGTGAGTGCTGGATTTTTGAGGACAGCCTCCCTCGCAAATAGTTTAATATCATCCTCGAATTCAGGGGGGGCTCTCTGTATCATTTCCATTACTGCTCTAGTTTGACTCATGGCGGCAAGCAAATTTTCAGTTGGGATGTCCCCCCTTGTTTCTCCGCCGAATATAGTTCTGAAGAAAGCCTCTGCATCCTGGGACAGTTCTTCTACATTGCCAGCTATAAATTGTTTTGTTGCTGTCACGCCGTGAAGAAAGGCATCATAAGCTCGGGAAAAGGGGCGGCCTTCCTCTTCCAATCTTTTTTCGCGCTCGGGAGCCACTTCCTCCCCGACAGTTAATGTTTGAGTAGTTCTCGACCACTCAGGGAAGAGTCTAAGGACTTTTTCAGAGGCTGTTTCGCTCAGTATGTCGCCATAAGACATTGGCGTAGGATTATCAGGATCGAAAGTCGCCACTACTCCTGTACGTCGTGGGTGGTGTGCGCCGGGGGATACACTTTGTATTCCCGGCGGCCAAAGCTTTTTGTCGTGGGTATATGTTCTTGTGGGCGTTATACTAGGGACCATTTCAATCTCTATCCCCTGCGGATTGAAATCAAAGCCGTATTGGCTACCTAGTGTTCCCGCTGCGAATCCCCCTTCTTGAAACTTCGCGACACCGCCCTGGGCCATGGGCATTGCACCGCCCGTGAACGGTGCAACAATCTCTTGCGAGACTGCCTCTATCAAGGGTGGTGAAGACGCCAGAATCCCTGACGGGGTGTTCTGAAAGGGGGTGCTTATGGGCAGCATACCGCCGTTTGAGAACAGCCTACGTTCTGCTAGGACGGAACGAACTGGGGATCTCCTGTTCATGTCGGAGCACTCTGCCCGAAGAGGCCCCCTAGTGGATTCTTCAGGCCTATCCCTTGTTGTATACCGTAGGCGCCAATTCCCAATCCAATGGCCTGGGACAACGGACTTGGAGACGGCGCAACAT